AAACTGATCCTAAGTGGTTTCGATCCTGCGGGCGTTCTAACAGCCTTAGGCTTGCCCTCTATCAGTCATACAGGCCTACCGTCAACGCAACTACAAGCGATTGCGCAGATTGATCCTGCCGATCCTGAATCCGTTTATGGGGTTAAATAATGGCAATAACTTCTGGACAGTTAACAGTTGGAACTAGCCCAATTCAAATAGATGGTAGTTCATCAAACCCATCACGCTTACACGTTCACAATAACGACAATACTGTTGATTTGTTTTTAGGCAATGGAACAGTTACAACTTCAACTGGCTTACGCTTAATGAAATTAGACAGTATAGAACTTGAACTGAATCCAGGTGAATCTTTGTATGCAGTAAGCGCAGGCGGTTCACACGCAGTTTCTTGGTTAAGGCAGACACAAGACTAATGCCATACTTCATAACAGATAAAGCAGAGGGTTGTTCAGGATGGGCAACTGTTAAAGATGATGGCGAAGTAATCGGTTGCCATACAACTAAACAGGATGCCATAGATCAGATGATTGCAGTTTCTATCGCTGAGGACATTGAAGTTGGTGGTGAGCGTATTGAGTCTGGACCACTTGCTGTAATCGTAGATATTGATGGAACGCTTATATCGAATGATGGTCAACTAATCGAAAAGACTTATAACTATCTAGATGATATGGATGATACAGAAATCTTTATCGTCACAGCACGTCTTGTTGCAGATCGTGATTCAACAATCGCAGAACTAGATTCTTTAGGAATTGATTACGATCGATTGATTATGAAAGACAACAGTTCAGTAGATTCCGTTGAGTTCAAGAAAGCAACCGCAGAAATGTTGCTTAAGGAATATAACGTTATTCTTGCGATAGATAACAACCCAGACAATCGTGCTGCGTTTAGAGATTTAGGAATTACTGCCCTAGATGTTTCTGACGTTCCAGAAGTTCCGTCAGATGAGAACGATGATGATGAGGAAAGTATCCGCGCAATAAATCAAGATGCGCCAAGTTTTATGCGGGCTGCTGCCCGCCGTGGTCTAGCGTTCTACGCCGATGGATTAGCAGGCGATGGCTTAACTGATAAGACTGTTCGTGAAGCAAGGCTTATGGCAGATGGCAAAGTTTCCGATGATAAATGGATTCGCATTGCTGCGTGGATCGCAAGACATATGCCTGACTTAGATGCTCCTGCCGCTAGTCCAAGCAATGAGCAATATCCAAGTGCGGGAGTAGTTGCGCATTTCCTTTGGGGTTCGGGCGCAAGCAAAGCACAAGCACGGCGCACTATGGCTTACGCAGAGCGCGTTGTAGAAAGAATCAGGGCTGAACAGCAAGATCGCAACTCTGTGCAAAATGCTAAATGGAAAACAATTGCATTAAACTTGAACAAAGATGAAAGGCAAGAAATGACAACCACAGTAGAACGTAGAGTGAATACCGTTGAGTTTGATATTCGTGCGGGGGAAGCATCAAGCGATGGAATGAGTTTTACGGGATACGCAGCCGTGTTCGATTCTCCGTCAGAACCATTGCCGTTCACAGAAGTTATCAAGGGTGGCGCATTTCAGCGTTCACTAAAGTCGCGTAACGAAATTAAATTGTTTATGAATCACAACACCGATGTTGTTCTTGGTTCTAGTCGCGCAGGAACTCTAAGACTGTCAGAGGATTCCCGCGGATTACTTGCAGAGGCCGATCTACCAGATACAACTGCTGGTCGTGACTTGTCGATTCTTATGCAGCGTGGCGATGTTAACTCAATGTCATTTGGTTTCAGCGTTCCACCGCGTGGCGATAAGTGGTCAGATGATGGAGCAACCCGCGAACTGCATCAAGTTCGTTTGCACGAAGTTTCTATCGTGACGGGATTCCCCGCTTACCAAGCAACAACCGCATCTGTTCGTTCGCTAGACATTCTTGCTACCCGTACCGCCGTAGACGTAGATGCCCTAAGCGATGCAATCACAAGACTAGAGGCTGGCGAAACTCTAGAGGCCGAACACGCAGACTTGATTTCAGAAGTTGTTTCTAAGTTACGCGCCGAACAACCAAGCAGTCTTGAACTACTAGAACTTAAGCGCAAGCAACTTGATTTAATGGCAAAGGTTTTCTAGTGAATGTGGCAGATGTTAAAAAATCATATCTGGCCGTTCTTGGTAATCCTGAGTCTGGGGTTTTTGTTGAGTTCGCCGATGCTATATGTGAAGCCATAGTTGCGGATTGTTCCGATACTAAATCGACTGAGGCAAAATCTTTCTCGCCTGTGGATGAAATACGAATTGAAAAGATAACAGAAACACGATAATCTGTTTTCAGAAATAGGCTTGGTGCAGGGGAAGGCACGAGGCCTATTTCTTTTTGTGTCATAATTAAGTTGTGCAATTGAGTGGAGCCACCGTTGCGCTTACCTGTCGTGGAGCCACGCAGATTTGTAAGACCACAAACAAACAACTACTTAGGAGTAATAATGTCTGATTACATTAATCAGCAAGTAGAGGCTCGTGCAAAAGCGTGGGATGCAGCAAAAGCATTGCTAGATTCCGCTGCCGCAGAAAAGCGCGATTTGTCCTCAGAAGAAAATGAAACCTATGGCCGCATTATGGCTGACCTCGATCAGCGCGCCGCAACGATCGATACCATCAAGGCACAAGCAGAACGTGAAGAACGCGCTGCCGAAGCAATGGCTGGTTTCGAAGCACAGGCACGACCAGAAGTTTCTGTTCCATCAATCGATGATGCAGAACTAATCCGCTCACTTGCACGTGGCGAAATTCGCTCACATTCATTTGAAAAGCGCGATGTTCTAAAGTCCAGCACGGGCAGTCCAGTACCTACGTCATTTTATGACCAAGTTATTATGCTTGCACGTCACGTTGGACCAATGCTTGAAACCTCGACAACACTTGCAACAGCAGGTGGCGAGAACTTGCAGATTCCTAGCCTGAGTGCATACTCAACTGGAACTGTAACTTCCGAAGCAGGAATCATTGGCGAGAGCGATCCAACATTCAATTCGTTCGTAACACTTGGCGCATACAAGTATTCATTCCTAACTCAGATCAGCCGTGAAATGGTTGAGGATGCAGGCGTGGATATTCTTGGATTCCTTGCAGCACAGACTGGTAACGCACTTGGTTATGCAGTTAATAACGCATTAACAGTTGGAACTGGCACTGTCCAGCCAACTGGTATCGTTACTGCCGCAGGTTCAGGCATCACTGGTGGTACTGGTGTATCTGGTGCATTCACCGCTGACAACTTGATCGATCTTGTTTACAGCGTTGATACTGCTGGCCGTACTTTGCCAGGAGTTGGTTTCCAGATGAATAGTTCAAGCATCGGCAAGGTTCGCAAATTGAAAGATTCAGCAGGACAGTACTTGTTCCAGCCGTCACTTTCAGCAGATGCTCGTGATCTATTGCTTGGGTATCCTATTTTTGAAAATCCAGCATTAGTGAATACAGCAACATCCGCAAAATCAGTAATCTTTGGACATCTTCCAAGTTACTTCGTTCGCACTGTTGGCGGTTTGCGTCTGGATCGTTCAGATGATTACGCATTCCAGAATGACCTGATTACATTCCGTGCAACTATGCGCGTGGATGGCAACCTTGTTCAGACTTCACACGTGAAGTATTTTGCAGGCGCTGCTTCCTAGTAATTAGGAACAAAGAAAGAACCCCGTTGGAGCGCAGGCCAACGGGGTTCTTTCTATCTCTAGATACTGACTAGGCAAATCCCGTATCTATGCCAATCTCTCATTTCGGTAATCGCTAATTGCTTTGTTGGGTAATCCTCGATCAGCGCGCAATCGAATCCTGTCGGAACGTAACTGCCATCCCAATTCTTGAAGCAATCCGATCTGCGGAATACATCCCACCCATCCTCGTGTTTCCAATAAACGATGTTGCAGCATTTACTCATTATGGTTTCACCAACCAGTTTCCGTATTGCCCGCGTTCGATCTGATCGCCAAACTTTTCTAACACGGCTGCCTCTAGTTTTCGCATTCGCTTAATCATCCGATAAGCAATGTGGTAACTCTCTGGCTCCTCATACATTGCGTTTTCGCAAACTTGAATCTCGCCGTAAAGACAATCTAGAAACATCGCCGCACCTTTGGCGTGGTCTAAAAGAATCGTGTTACTGCTTTCATCCATATCCCAAAGTTCTGGTTCGTACTCACCGCTGCAAACTTCCGCATCGTAGGTATCGTATGCGCCTGCCAAGTCTTGCAAAGTTTTCTTTGTGGTTTTAATCGGTGTTCTCATTTCTTGCTCCTTTGTCCTAGAGGCTTGCGCCTCGCTGTTACTACAATTCTAAGGTGTATGTATAACACTTGTCCACTTTATTTAGCATCTTTTTTCTGGCGCGTTTATTAGGGTTTTTAGAGTTCGATTATTAGGCTGTGAGTGATCAAGGGAGTAAACGTGAAAAAAGAATCTTTAAGAATTGGTTGGAACTCTAACGCGCCGTGGGCTGCTACTGGTTATGGAACACAGACTGCGCAAGTCACGCAACGTATGAAAGAACAAGGACACGATGTTGCAATCTTTTCTAACTATGGATTAGAGGGAAGTAACACGGACTGGAACGGCATTCCGATTTACCAACGTGGCGCAGACTTGTATTCAAATGACGTAGTGCCAGCGCATATGCACGACTGGACTATGCAAGATCCAAAACAACCTCACGTTCTTTTCACTCTCTACGATGTATGGGTTTTCAAAGGCAAGCGTTGGTCTGATTGGAATGTTGCAAGTTGGGTTCCAATCGATCACATACCCGCACCACCACAGGTTGCCGCTTGGTGCAGACAAGATTTTGTTACGCCGATTGCAATGAGTGAGTACGGGCAAGCGATGTTAGAAAATGTCGGGATCGAAGCATTGTATGTTCCGCACGGAATCGAATCTGTGTTCAAACCTATGAAACGTCATAAAGGAATTACAGGCAGAGATTTTATAGACATTAGCAACGACAGATTTATTGTTGGAATGAACGCAGCCAACAAGGGAGTTATGCCGAATAGAAAAGCATTCGGTGAAAACATTTTGGCGTTCTCTATGTTTGCGCAGAAGCACGATGATGCGATTCTGTATCTGCACACGGATTCATTAGGTGCGCTTGGCGGCATTAGGTTAGTTGATTTATTAACCGCAGTCGGACTAAAGGAACACCAATACAAATTCGTTGATCCTTATGTTTACAGAACGGGAATCGAACAACAAACACTAGCCACGATCTATACGGCAATGGATGTATTACTTGCGACTTCATACGGCGAGGGTTTTGGTATTCCTACTATCGAAGCGCAAGCCTGCGGAACACCCGTGATTGTTTCAGAGTTCGCCGCATCTACCGAACTTGTTGGTGACGGTTGGTTAGTAGACGGGCAACCACTTTGGGATGCGCCGCAAACGGCGTGGTTCCATATGCCATCGGTTCCAAAGATCGTTGAGGCATTAGAGGCCGCATATAACCGCGGTCAGGAGCGATCAGAGAAAGCAATCGAATTTGCCAAAGCGTATAACGCCGATATTGTCTTTGATAAGTATTGGAAACCAACTCTTGAAATCCTTGCTCAGCGCAGCGTAGAACGGCCAACCGCGTGAATATAGGTTGGTACACCCACCACGTACTAAAAACCCCGCAGGATGGCTCTGAGGGGCAGCAATCGGTATTCAGCGGATTGTTTGCGGGCGGGGCTGAAATGTCTGACTGGGAATACCAGCAACAAGCACCAGAGGATTTTGATATACAAATAATCACGCCAGCCGATTTCGATACACACGACATACACCAATTTGATTCGATCGTAGTAACGGGAACGGATTTATTCACCGATGAGCAATTGTTGCGCCTAAGCGAGAATCAGCCGTTCGTTTTTGTTCATCACTTACAAACCCCGCGGGAATCTCTTAACGCGCTAATCTCTAAAAGTCGCTTGTTTGTTACGCATACGCCAGAACATATGCGCCGTGAACTATCTTGGACAACGCCTAAGAAAACCGCGCAAGTTCTTTCCTATTTCGATACAAGCAAATGCCATAGTCATTTAGATAAAAAGCCAGTTGCGCTTTGGGCAGCCCGTAACCATCCGCTTAAAGGACAATTGAAATCTTTTGCTTGGGCATTACAAAACGATTTACCATTTACAGTTCTTACTGATGTTGATCGTTCTTTAGTCC